GTAGCAGAAGCAGCGAAAGCTCCAAGCCAATGAGACTTACCAATCTTAGGCTTACCCAATAGTAAGACTCTTGATTGCTCAAACACAAATGCATCTCCCCAGAATTGTTCTATGCGATTTGTATCCATTGTATCCCAGAAGGGATCGTTGAATGCTTTTAATCCTAGTGGGTCTTTCTCAACAATGATTTGATTCTTTTGTTTTTCAATTGGATCTTCTTGATCCATGATCTCTTTGAGTTCGTCTGACAAAGGTATCTGCCATTGGCTTGTCTTCCACTTGAGTATGCCTACGTCATTGTGATCCGGGTTTCTTTTTAGATGTCCTGTACAGATACTGTTTGCTGTTTGCAATACTTCTTGCACCGTCATGGGTGGAGTGTTTGTTTGATTCCAATCCAACGCTTTGATAATAACTTCACGCATGCCCCAACCTTCTAGTATCCACTTGCCTACTAAACGAGCGAGCGTGTCATTACGCATACCAGAATTTACACCATCCAATGATAGAGGCATGTTGTTCGTAGATACGATCTTGCCATCGTTGTTGAAGTCATAGATAACATTCATGTCCTGGCTACTGAGCACAGGCAGTTCATCCATTGAATCAACAATGACACCGCTAACCATTTCAAACATGTATTTATTAGAAGGACTTACCATGACGTAGCCTCCCTCTCCTCTAACGTCCAATCTTCCTGTTGTATTTCTAATGGTTAAGTTAGGATTGATTGCGTAGAAGTAATGGTATCCACCACGAGGTGTCTTCTGTTTTAGAATTGATCTTGTTATCTGCCCTGATTCTACAAAGTCACAAGCCTCTTGGGTGTCTGCGTCAAGTACAACAAAAGTTATTCCTGTAACGACAGCCCAATTGCAATTAGGAAACTGTAAGTACCATTGCTTTATCTCTTGTTTGGTTGGTTGATTTTTAATGTAATCAGCCCACTTAACTCTTGGAGTTTTAGACCAACGCTTTATTAATACATCGTCTTCTTCATTGGGATGTCTTCCTTTAAAATAGTCTGGAACAACATCGTTCCTTGAACCGCATGGTATTAGATGAAAGTTGTTTTCATAATAAGAAATCAACATATCCTTACGATCTTCATCGTGGATGTCGTCTCCAACAAGATTGAATTTTAAATCTAAGGCCATGTTAGACCTCTACTGAACCGTAAATACTTTCCCAATCAAGAGCATGCCCGGTAAGTTTGATTAATTTTTTTGCCTGGTTAACTGAGGGTTGCCTCTTGCCGTATCTCCAAGATCTAATAGTATCTATTGATACTCCTAGCTCCTTAGCTAATGGCTCTTCTCCTCTCTTTTCTATGTAGTCCTTTAATTTCATTTCTCTCCTAACTTAATTAAGTGATACGCCCTGAATTTAAAGGAGGAACTTTCACAGCTTAGTAGATGTTATGAAAGCACCGTCAAGACGTATCGAATTAGATAATAAAGAAGTCAGTACAAAATGTAAAGTAATAGTTGACATAACATTTTCATGTAACTAAGATGGAGATATTAAAAGTTTGGAGACTGCTAATGAAAGAAAAAGATTATACGATACTGTCCCTTGCGGATTTGTTAAAGGACAAGAAAAAGAATTTAACTTCCCAAGGTGATTTAAAAAAAGCTAGTGCAGAACTAGATAAAGAAATTGCTTCTCGTCCAGAGATACAAGACCACATCAATACACTTTCTAATACAGGGGGATCAAAACGAGTTCCTCTTAACAATCTAATACCATTAGATCTGAGAGTTCAATACAGAGTTACTAGATCCTGGGATCAAGACTTCCTTTCTAAATTAAAGAAGGACATACCTAAGAATCTATTCCCATTCAAGACTCAATACGTTGAAGACACGACCTTATCAAAAAAGATAATGGCTGAGAATGAAGACGTATACGACAAGATACAAGAAGGATTAAGCACTAAGATCAATGAAAGACCTTACGTTCAGTTCATAGATCCATTGAAGGGAGATAAGTAATGAGTTTATTAGAAACAGTAGAGACAGGAATCAAAGTGCCAACACTTAAGATCAACATATCCGGGACAGACGGCATAGGTAAGACAACCTTTGCTTCTCAAGCTCCCAAGCCGATCTTTATTAAGACAGAGGATGGAACAAACTTTATTGACGTTCCTTCTTTTCCATTGTGTAAGAGCTACGATGACATCATCAAGCAAATACAAACCTTGCACGATGAAGAGCATGATTACAAAACAGTGGTGTTTGATACAACCGATTGGGCTGAGAAGTTAGTCCAGCAAAGAGTGTGTCAAAACCATTCAGTTAAATCCATCGAAGCCTTGGGTTTCGGTAAAGGTTACACAGAGTCAGCAGAACTTTATCGCAGACTCTTGACAATGTTTGATGCGTTACAAAAGAAGAAGATGCATATCATCTTACTTTCTCACGTAGCCATTAGAACTTTTAACGACCCGGAGCGTGAGCCCTATGATCGTTGGGAATTGAATCTACACAAGAAGGTATCAGCAATGGTACGTGAATGGGTGGATTTTAACCTGTTTGCAAACTACGAGGTATCAACTCGTACAAGTGGACAGGGGTTTAAGGAAACAACCAGAGGTGTGTCTTACGGCAAACGAAAGTTGTTTCATAAATACGCAGCTGCGTTTGATGCTAAGTCTAGAGTTGACCTGGGTAATGTCCCATTAGATCTAGAATGGAGTGCATTCATAACTGCTTTGAAAGAATCATTAAAAAATAAAATAGGAGATAAATAATGAGCGATTTTGAAATTAATTTAACTGACGTAGAAGAACTAGACAGTAGTTCTATAGGTCCAATGCCAGCCGGGGATTATGAATTGGTTGGACAAACTTGGGAAGCTAAGACGAGTAAGGCCAACAATCATAGGATGATCAACATAACTTTTGAAGTTATTGGTCCTCAATTTGCTGGAAGAAAAATCTGGGAAAACTTTATGCTTGAAGGCAACGGCTTGAACGTATCCAAAAGCAAAATCCGTAATTGGAGAAAAGCTATGGGCTTAGATCCTGATGTTGAGAACTTCAACCTTGAAGCTCTTGAGACTATGATGAACGTTCCTTTCGATGCCACTCTTAAATTAGAAGAAGGCAAAGACAAAGGAGACGGTACTAAGTGGGACGATAAGAATGTAATTGCTAAGTTCAATACAAAGACTGCAACTGCTACACCCACACCTAGTCCTACACCTACAGCTACTGCACCAGAAACACCTGCCCCGGTTGAACCAGAGTCATCAAATGACGATGGGTTTGATTGGGACAAGTAAAAGAATTTCATCGCAGAGTTACAGAAACAGGTCAACCTGGTAAAGGAGAGAGGGATTCTGTGATGAGATAACCGAGCGAGTAGCTAATGCTCTCATTGACCTGAGCAATGCTTTAGCTACTCCTCGCCTTATTTAAGATAATGTTCTTAATTATCTTGAAGGAACTGCCTATAATAATTATAACTTATATAAGGAGAATGTATGAAAGAAGAAGATTTTTTAGATAAAGAAGCATGCGACACAGTCATGCAAGATCTTTCTGTTTGCATTGAAAGTTGGGGTAAAAAAGATTTAGATTCAGAATCTGCTATTAAAACACTTCTAAAGTTTTCTGTAGATGCAGCGTTTAATTTTTCTCACAGTTCAATTGATGCTATGGAATTAATATCAGAAGTAATATTTGAAAAGCTAGAACAGAACGATGACCAAGAACTTTTTATTAATTTAAACAAACAAGAAGATAAGATAGTTCATTGAAATTAAGATACTACCAAAGGGATGCTATAGATTCCTTACACAATTGGTTTGAAACAAAACCATCTAGTGAACATGCATTGATTGCATTACCAACCGCAGCCGGGAAGACAATCATCTTCTCCCATTTTATTAAAGAGATTTTAGCTAAGGACCCTGGTGCTAGGTTTATTGTCTTAGCACACAGAAAAGAATTGGTTGATCAAGCAGAGAAGAAACTTAAAGCCGTATGGCCAGATGCCCCGGTTGGAGTGTTGGCTGCTGGGCTGAAACGCTTTGAACACGATGCTCAAGTTTTGATAGCCAGCAGAGACACACTAGCCTCTCCTAAACGATTGGCTAAGGTTGGTAAGTTTGACTACATGATTATAGATGAAGCACACAACGTACCACCCACATCACACACCAGGTATCAAAAGATTATTACTGAGCTTTCTGCTCGCGGAGACATGAAGGTTATGGGTTGCACTGCAACACCTTACCGCATGGGACAGGGATACATATACGGGAATCGTAAAGATCATTTCTTTAAAGGCTTGGCTTACACCGTATCTATCCCAGAACTTATTAGAGAAGGTTATCTGTGCAGACTTTCAGCTTACGCTGTTAATGAGAACGCTATTATCGATGCCGGTTCAGTCAGCCTCAAGTTTAAGAACGGAGACTTCAGAGAGAAAGAGTTAGAAGAAGTGGCTATGGTGGATGAAACCATTATAGAAGTTGTGAGCGATTGGATTGATAACGCTTACACCAAAGGCAGAACAGCAACAGTATTCTTCTGTGTATCAGTCCTACACGCTGAGAAGATGACACAGTATCTAAAGCAGTACAACATCAGTGCTGCTGTTATAACCGGGGAGACACCTAGCAAAGAACGTAGTCAAACACTTGCTGACTTTGAAGCCAGTAAAATTCATGCTCTTTGTAACGTTGGTGTGCTTACAGAAGGTTGGGATGCCCCCAGGACAGATTGCATAGCGTTGCTTAGGCCTACACAAAGCATTGGTCTTTACGTCCAGATGTGCGGTAGGGGAATGAGAATTCACGAAGATAAAGATAATTGTCTGCTCTTAGATTACGGAGAGAACGTAGCTAGGCATGGATGTTTAGATGAAGTATCTCCCGGACAGGCTAATGAAGGTCGCTATCATCCTAAGATTTGTTCTGCTTGTAACGTTATCAACTCACCATCAGCAAAAGAATGCATTGAATGCGGTCAAGTCTTTGAATCAAAACAAACCAAGTCCTTGTGGACCAAGAAAGAAAGAGAGGTTGCTAGAAGAACCAAAGCAGAGAAGCAAGCCGTTCTATCAGACGAAAGAAAGAAATCCAAGCCAGTGTTTAAATCCGTTACGGATATCTATGCCACGGTTACCAAGTCTAAGAACGGCAGTGACTACTGCCAGGTGATCTTTACGGTTGGAGATGAGTTCTTTCCTAAGAAGATGCCTCTTATGTTTGGACACCCCACCGCACACAACATGGCGGTGCGTAAATGGAAGAAGATAACCGATGAATGGGGATCTCCAAAGCAAGCGTGGATGGCTGCTGAACTAATAAACAATGGAGCTTTCGATACAATATCTGAGATAGTTGTGCAGAAGCAAGGCAAGTACGAGAACGTTATCGGTATTAGAAATAAAAAAAATGAGAGAATAAAATTATGACAATCGTTCATGAACTGTTAGATCAAGTTGAGTTAATTGAAGAGCAACACAAAAGGTTTTACTTAGGCATTAGTGGTATTGGTAATTCAAACCAACGTCTAGTGTGGATGCGTTATCGTTGGTTGATGCCAAACGATTGGGAGCCAAGAGTCCTACGTCTATTAGACCTAGGTAACGTGGTAGAAGATGACCTTATTAAGAAGCTCAGAAAGATACCTGGTGCTTCTATCTATGACGTAGATAAGAATGGTAAACAGTTTGAAACCAAAGCTCTAGGAGGGCACGTTAAAGGCCATATAGATGGTGTAGCCAGTAACCTTCCGGGGCTCGATCAAGACAACCCATATCTGTTAGAGTTCAAGACGGCTAACGACAATCGATTTAATAACCTAAAGAAGTTAGGAAGCTATTGCGATTGGTCAGACGAGTACGCTGCTCAGTTGCATTTGTACATGGGCTTCTTTAAATTCAAGCACGCCATAGCCATTGTCTACAACAAGAACAACTCAGATCTTTACACTGAGATAGTTGAGTTTGATAAAGAGTTGTTTGATACTTTAATAGAGAAAGCTAAGAACGTTCTGCTGTCTGAGTCTCCCCCGGAGAACTACATACCTGAGACTGACTATCGTATCCGCAGTTACATGACACCAGGGCAACAAGCTTCTTATCTGGGTAGAGCTTTGCCTGAAAAAATTCATTGTCGTTCGTGTCGGTTCGCAAAAGTAGACATAGATAAAGGCGATAGCCACTGGCATTGCACTCAGCACGATAAGAAGATAAATAACCAGCGTCAAGCTGTAGGTTGTCCTCGCCACAATTACATTCCAGAACTGATACCGGCCAGAGTTGTAGAACAAGATGATGACATAGTTGTGTACGAGAAGGATGACTTTAGATTCGTTAACGTTCCGGGCGATAAGAGTTCAAAGGACACCAACTTCTACTCTAGTGAAGAGTTGATTCAAGTAGTTAACTCTGGGTTTCCAGTAGAACTGCTAGAGAAAGTAGACTGGATTAAGAAGTCTTTGAATGGGACGATAGTTGAGATTAAGCCTTGGGTTCAGACGGGCATTCCGTTCTAAGTTATTACCAGCTCGCACCTTGGGTTCTCTTTGTCCACGCCACCAAACCTATAGACCACTTCTTTGATCTGCTTGAAGCTATCGTCTTCCAGGATCTCAGCCTTTACCAAAGCATCACACGCAAACTTATCTATGATTGAACAAGGATTGCTTATGTCCAGTCGTCTGTTGCTTCTGGCGTAGTAGGTGTAGGTTAGGGTTACTGGCTCAGAGAAACTGCCAAAGTCCTCTATTCTGGGCATAAGATTATCGGTGTAAAGTTTCTTGGCTATAGACAATACCCGGTAGTGAGCATTGCGATAGTTGTTTAGATTGAGAATGAACTTTTTTTTCTTTGAGTAGAAGACTTCTAATGGTAATAGTATTTGAATTTCCAAGCTTAAGGTTTT